AGATGTCCAGGATGATCTGCTGGGCTTCGGCGCCGCGTTTACCGACAGTGTGCGAAAGGCCATCAAGGAACTGGACGAGGCAGGCAAGACCGCCGAAGCCCAGCAGATCATCCTGGACATCTTGGCCGACAGTTACGGTGGTGCAGCGCAGGCCGCCCGCGATACGTTCGGCGGATCGATGATCGCGCTGAAGAACACGTTGGCGGATGTTCTGACCGGCGACACGGGGGGCGAGGGGCTGGAAGGTGTGCGGTCCAGTGTCGAGGGACTGATCAGCACGCTGAATTCCGGTGATGTGCGCTCCGGCTTCGCCAACATGACGGAAGGTGCGCTGGGGCTGGTGGCTGGTCTGGCGTCGCTGGTCGGCTGGCTGGACCAGGCATTCGGCGCCGCGCAGCGCTTGCTGACCATTCAGGGCGGCGGCTTCAGCAAGTTGATGGGTGGCGAGAACCTGGGCAACCAGCGTGCCGAACTGGCCATGGTGGAGCGGGAGCTCGCCCGGCGTCAGTCTGCGGACGCCGCGATGAAGGACGGGCGGCTCACGGGGGACTGGCTGACGCAGCGCGCCACCATCGTGAATCGACTGCCTGCCCGGTTGGTCGGCTTCGAGGGCATCGGCGGCGGCACCGATAAGGAACTGCGTAACCGGCAAGCCGCACTGCAGGCACAGATCGAGTTCAACGAACGGATCTTCGGCGACCCGTCGCGCACCCGCGTCAACTTTTCCGACCAGGGAGATATCCCTGCGTCGATGCTTCGGCCATCGGGCGGTGGCGGTGGCAAGTCGCCTGGTGGCGGCGACGGCAAGAAGCCCCGCGCCGCACAGCTGACCGACGCCGAAAAAGCGGCCAAGCAACTGAATGCGGAATACGACCGCATGCTGGAACGGCTGCAGCAGGAGATCGCGCTGAACGGCCAGACCACCGAACTGGCGCGGGTCAACTACCAGATCAAGCAAGACGGGCTGGACGCCCTGAACCCGAAGCTGGCCGAACAGCTGCGCCTGGCGGCCGAAGAGCGGGACGCGCAGGAACGCAACAATCAGGCGCGGGAAGAGGGTGCCCGCATCACCGAATCCATGCGCACGCCACAGGAAGTGTTGGCGGCAGAACTGAAGCGATACAAGGAACTGCTGGACGCCGGCGCGATCAGTCAGGACACCTTCAATCGCGCGGTGGCTGGCGCCAACGCCGCAAGCGAAGAGGCGGCCCGCCGCGCCCAAGGAAATTTCCGCAGCACGCAGGACGTTATCAAGGAATTCAGCGACAACGCCCAGAACTATCTGGGTTATGACCTGTACGACGCATTCAGCGGCAACGCCGATCGCATCCAGGAGCGGTGGAAACAGATGCTTATGCAGCTGGCGGCCGAACTCATTGCCAGCAAGGTGATGGAGTACTTCAACGGCAACAGCAGTGGCAGCCGCACCGTATCGAGCGGTGAGGGCTTCTGGGCCAACGTGGCCACGTGGATTGGATCGTTCTTCGCGGGGGGGCGTGCCACCGGTGGCGCTATGCAGGGAGGGAAACTGTATGAACTCGGCGAACATGGCAAGCCGGAACTGATCGAACAAAACGGCCGCACCTTTTTGGTGGCAGGCGCGGGCGGCAATGTTGTGCCTGCGCAGTACGCTGCGGCGGCGGGCGCTGGCACAACTGGTATGCCGGCCATTGAATTCCGGGTGACCAACAACCACGCCGGGGCGGAGGTATCTGAGCCCGGGCTTACGTGGGAGCACGGAAAGCTGATCGTGGATATGGCGGTCAACAAGGTCAATCAAGGGCTTGCGCAGAAGGGCAGCAACACGCACAAGTCGATGATGTCCGGACTGTCTCAGGGGACGCGCTATGGATAACTGGCCCGTATCGCTTCCCCGCCCGCAGGTTGAAGGCTGCGCTTACACCCCTCAGGACAACCAGATTCGCACCGAAATGCGCGCGGGCGTGCCGAAGGCGCGTCGCGCCACCACTGCGCGGCCTGTCAACGTGACGTTCCAACTGGTGCTGACACAGGCACAGGTGCAGACGCTGGATGACTTCGTGGCCATCACGCTGTCGGACGTGTTGCCATTCCAGTGGATGGACTTCCGGAAGCCCGATGGCGAAGAGAACGTGGCGGTGTACCGCTTCATTCGCCGTCCGCACTATACGCCGCGCCGCAGCGGGATGCGCTGGAATGCAACTGTCGAACTGGAACTGTTAACCACTATGCAGGGCGCTTTCCTGCTGGATATCGAAGGACTTGGCACGTGACAGACCCAAACATAATTCCCGTAGCGGATGTCCCTATCACTACCCCGGGTGCTGGTGATCATGTGGTGGGCGCACAACTGGGTGAAACACGCGGGTTCCGTGTGGGCGGCTCATACGGAATTGCGACGCTGGATGCGGAGGGAAACCCCAAGGCGCCACTCGCTTTGGTGGAGCGTATCGGTGCACTGGAGGTGGGGCAAGGGAGTGGAATGCCAGGCTATGCGTCCCGCTCGGACTTGCCGACTCCGCCACCCTCCGGGGTCACTCTTTCCATGGTGACAAATGACGCCACGGCAGCGAACAACGGCACGTGGAGGTGGACCGGCGCGGCGTGGGTATTGGCGGCTGATCGCTTGACGGCGATCAGCTCGGAGGTTGCGGCTGCACGTTCCACGTCCGGCAACATTGCCTTGAACACGGCTCCCGCATTCTCCGCCGCCAACGGTGCCACGGCAATCCTTGATGTGCTTCGTCCGGTAGGTATTGCTATTCCAGACGGGGCGAGTGGACAGAATGCGTCGCTTGTACCCTTCTACGCGCTTTCTCAGGCGGAGATCGACAACCTTCTGGGCGCGGACCTGGTCATCACGGTGACCTATATCATCAGTGAAAACTGGAACAAGAACCTCACAGGAGCCGCGCTTCAGATCATACGGAACGGGTCTCTTGTGACAGGTGGAACGTTTGCGGGTAGTTCGATTGTAGGCAATCGCATGACCCGGCAATATCGTTATACGGTTCAGGCCGGAGATGAGCGTCTAGGCCCCATAATCCAGATATCAAGCTCAACCTCTGTAGGAGCGCAGACCATTGCGCTGGAAAGCTGGGGATACAGAATCAATGTCCAGGCCGCCGGGAGAACAGTCACAGCCGAGGATCAAGCAGACCAACTCCGTCTTCAGCGCGACGTGTACCCGAGAATCGAAGCGACAAAGGGATCGTTCGGGCCACTTAGTGCAAGTGAAGTTGAGGTGCAGGCTGCAGTTTTGAATGGTGCCATCGTGCGTCAGTCTGCAGGAATAACGGTGGGACTGACGATTCCAGGTGGTGCAACAGGCCATCTCTCATCCATGGAGCTCTGGGCGCGAATTTCCACGCCGCGCGCCGCATTGCTTGCAGGCCGCAAGGTTCGGGTCACCGCTGGGTTCCTGACCTCCGATGGCTGGGACAGGAACGTTGCGCTGGTGGCGAAGTCCTATACCGCTTCTGGATCGCGGTCACCTACCCGCGTCACGACTCGGAACGTGCAGGCTGCCGTCGGTTACAGGATTGTTGAGGTCGAATACATCCTCACGGGCGACGAGACAATCCTTGCGCCGTACCTGCAGGTCACCACGAATGCCACTCGCGGACTGGATCAATGGATTCAGTTGGATTCGCTGGCGATAGTAATTGCCGAGACTCCCGCTGGCGCGTTAACGCCTTCCGATGAGAACCAACGTCAGATAGCGCTTCGAATCGCGGAGGATCTGGTTAAGCAACTCACGTCCGACCCAGTGCGTGTCACTGCCGCCGCTTCCGGTGGGACCTATACGAGCCCCGCTGCTGCAAACACCGCGATCGCAGACGCGTCCAAATCTAAGCGATACATGGTGGCGATCACGCAGGGCACCTACGCGAGTGACAAGAACTGGCAGACCAAGGACTACATCGACTTTATCGGGACCGATGCCGAACGGACCGTTCTATTGCTGGACAACCCGGACAGCACCGCGCCGTCGACCATTCAGAACGATCAGCCGCTCTGGCTGCGAGCAGAGAACAAGCTGAGGGGTGTATCAGTGATCGTGCGCAATGGACGGTACGCCATCCATCGCGACAACATCAACTTCAAAAACCGCACGGTAGTGATCGAGGACTGCCATGTCGAGCACCTGGGAAACCAAGGTGCTCGCGACTATCAGGCGGCCAACGGCGGGGACCCCGATGCGGTATGGTCGGCCACAAACGCTTGGGGGAGCGGTACGGCCAGCGGCGAAACGGTCATCGCCAGGCGCAGCCGTTTCCGCGCTCCGGGCAACGTCTGGTCCGTGCATAACAACGAAGCGTTCGAGGCGCCGAGCCACAACATCATCGAGCGGTGCGAGCTTGTCTGTACAAGCGCGGTCGGCACCTGTATCGCGATCCAGTCCCTCGGGTCGGGAGTTAAGGATGTCTTCGACGTATCCGGAAGCAAACTCGTTGGAGACATCTTCTACGACACGAAGGGATGGCTACCGACCGCGCTGGCTAACCGTCCGGCAAACCGCGCAGAGTGGAAGGTGACGGGAAGTGGCAACACGCCCGCCGTGTTCAGGCATTCAACCGCATCGCGGGCGCTGAAGATCGAGAGCGCATCCACCTCTGGCACGAGTGCGGTCGCGGTGAGCGGAACCGCCGTGCCGGTGCTCTTCGGTGGATCGGTCTACTCGATGCCCGGCGCAGGCGGAATCAAGGGGTACGTCTACGGTTGGGGCGACATCAGCAGCACACCGGATGCCGCAAGTTCGCTCGGAAGCCGGCTGGGCAACCGCTCGGGGGCGCCCGTTACTCTCACGGTGGCCGTGGATGGCGGCGCTCCGGTGAACATCGTGCTCAACGCCGACTACACTGGGATGAGCAATTCAGCCGTGCTGGCGATCATCAATGCGGCGCTGACCGGAGCTGTCGCCAGCGAGTACGACATCACCGGCCGTTACCGACCCTCGATGCTCGACGAGGAGATGAGCCTGCTGAACAGCACCGGTGAAGGTATCCTCATGGGGATGGCGGTGGTGCGCGGTATGTCCGCTGGGACCGTCCGAAAGATGACCGCCACCGACTCACCCGCGCTGTTCCTCGGCATCGCCTGGGAGGACATCTACCCGGGGCAGTGGGGGCGCGTCAAGTCGAAAGGACACGTTGCGATCGTGGACATTATGCGGTCGGACGCGTCCGGCGTTGAGACTGGGGACACGTTCTCAGTTGATCCAAGCTTGCCGGGCGTCTTGTATAAAGGAGGCGCTATGGATTTGTTGCATGCGATCCGCAATAACGCAGTCAGGATTCAGTAGCGATGTCAAGATCGCTATCATCCGCTGCTGTAAGGGCCGCATTAGCGCGGGAAACCAACGAAGTATTCGTGGCTCTGGCCATGATCGAGCATCCGTCGCTTGATGAGCCCATCCGCATCTGCACGGACAGTGCGCCGGTGGTGCGCAGCGATGGTACGTTCTTGCCGTACCCCTTCGAATTCATACTGCCAGAAGACACTGACGGAGAGCTCCCGCGCGCCGCCGTGCGCGTGGACAACGTGGACCGCGAAGTGCTGCGCCGGATTTCAAGCGTGACCGGCCGGCCTGACGTGACCTTCATGCTGGTGCTGGCGTCGCAGCCCGATCTGGTGGAATACGGCCCGGTGCAGTTCCAAATGGGCGAAGCGTCATGGGACCAGATGGTGTTGAACGCGGCCCTGGCCTATCAGGAAGACATCTGGATGCAGGCTGTGCCAAGCCAGCAGTACACCCCCAGCAATTCGCCCGGGCTGTTCAGATGAAGATCGCCACCACCCCTTACATCGGCCTGCCGTTCGCCGACCATGGCCGCGGCCCGGCATTCGACTGCTGGGGGCTGGTGCGTCATGTGCTGCAGCGTGAGCGCGGCATTGAGTTGCCCGACTACGGCGACACCTACCCAAGCCATCGCGACCATTCGGGTGTTGCTGGCGCTATCGAACAGGGTGCTGTGGTGGGCTGGCGCCGCGTAGAGACGCCGTGCGTGGGTTGCGTGGTGGTTTTCCGTATTGCGGGGCGCCCATGGCATGTCGGACTGGTGGTCGGAGCGGACCGGTTCCTGCACATCCCCGAGGGTGAAACGTCATGCATTGAACGCCTGTCGGCCGCCATGTGGGCCAGGCGCATCGAAGGATTCTATTGCCGTGAGTGATACCGCCACCCTGATCGCCCGCCCGCATCCTTTCAGCCAACGCCCAGCCATCGTGCAGGTCAAGGCAGGAAGAAGCCTGCGGGAGATACTGCACGAAGCGGTCGATGGTGCACCGTTGCCAGACACACTGCGCGTGGAGGTGGGCGGACTGGAAGTGCCCCGTGCCTGGTGGGGTAGATTGAAGCCCAAGGCTGGCACGCAGATCCATTGCACGGCAATGCCGGCCGGCGGGGGCGGCGGAAAGTTGCTGCGCATCGTGCTGATGGTGGTCATCATCGTGGTGGCGTGGTACGTGGCGCCGCTGATCCTCGCCGCCATGCCTGGTCTGGCGGCTGCTGGCGTGACGACCGCGATGGTGGCGTCCGGACTGACCATGCTGGGCACCATGGTGATGAATGCTCTGGTGCCACCTCCAAAACCAAAGATGGATGCCAGCGCGCAGGGTGCCGTGGAGCGGCAGTTCGCGCTTACAGGCACCCAGAACAACGCCAATCCTTACGGCGTTGTGCCGCTGGTTATCGGTGAAATGCGGTTCTACCCATGCCACGCGGCGTTTCCCTATACGGAAGAGGCGGGTGCGGACAAATATCTCCGCATGCTGCTGGATCTTGGGCATGGCGACATCGACGTAAGCGATATACGCATTGGCGAGACGCCCATCGGCTCCTATGAGGGCGTGGAATACGAGATCACCACCACGCCAACGCTCTACACCGACGACATCTACGAAGACCCGGTGGGCGCCACCTTGAATGATGGTGATGTGATCCAGCGCACGACACAGCCCCAGGCTGATGAAATCGGCGTGGTCATCGACTTCCAGGGGCTCTACGGCGCTGACAAGAAAGGAAAGATCAAACAAGCGACGGCCAGCATCGCGTTCCAGTATCGTGCGGTAGGTGCAAGCACATGGATTGACGCCCCCATCACTGCGGGGAGGCGTCAGAACTGGAATTCAGGGTCCGTCAAGACCAGCAACCGCAACCCTTTCACCGTGGCAGTGTGGTGGAAAGTGACGCCGGGGCAGTACGAAGTTCGCATCTCCCGCAGCACAACACACTGGGACGGCGCTTTGGAGGGGCAGCGCACCGGCGACGCCAGCGTCGGCGCCCTGCGCACCCTGAAGAAGACCAACCCAAGCACCACGGGCACCACGAAATTGGCGCTGCGCATCAAGGCATCCGACCAGCTAAATGGCACCGTCCAGACGTTGAACTGCGTGGTGCGCCAACGCATCCCCGTCTGGAACGGCACAGAGTGGGTACAGGAATACAGCCGCAACCCGGGCTGGGTGATGCACTGGCTGGTGCGACACTGTCCAGCGGTGTCCATCCGCGCATCGGAAAGCATGGTTGACCTGCAGGCTATTACAGAGTTTGCCGCCTACTGCGAGGCGCGCGGTCTGGAATGCAGCAGCGTGGTCGATAGCTCCACCACGCTGCTGGAACTGGTGGGCGACGTGCTGTCTTCTGGCATGGCGTCCCGATCATTCCGGGACGGCAAGATCAGCGTGGTGTGGGATGACCCCGATGCGGTGCCGGTGGGTATGTTCACGCCGTCCAACTATGTGAAGTTCAGCGGGCAGCGTACGTTCTTCGAGATGGCGCATGGGCTGCGGGTTAAGTTCGTGAACCCCGATGCTGGGTACATCACGGATGAAATCATCGTGCTGGCTGACGGCTACAGTTACCGGGGAGTCGACGCGCGCGGCCTGCCATCAGAACTTCCGGAAGCCACCCGGTTTGAACAACTCGACCTGAAGGCCGCGCGGGGCGCGCAGGCGGCTTGGCGGGCAGGCCGGCACCAGCTTGCACAGGCCAAGTTCCGGCCGGCCGTGTACCAGATGGAAGCGGATATCGAGATGATCCGCCATACGCGCGGCGACCTGATTACCGTAATGGATGATGTGGTGGAGTGGGGCGAAGGTTGGGGCCGTATCGAGCATATCGACGCCGCCAACAACCTGGTTCGCCTCGATGAGATCAGCAAGGCGCTGGACGCGGGCAGCTACTACATCCAGTTCCGCACCAGCGACGGGCTGATGCATTCGCGCGCATGCACGCCGCACGCACCCGTCACCAATACTTTCGTTTGCCCGGGTGGCCTGCCAGCGGGGCTGGCCTATGGCGACGTAGCCATCGTGGGATCTGCCACCCGGCAGGCGCGCAACCTGCTGGTCACCGGCATCACGCCGGGGCAGGATCTGTCCGCCGTTGTCAGGCTGGTGGACCATGCGCCCGACGTGTACGCCTACATCGACAACCCGCCCGAATCCATCCTGAGTGAGGCCACGGGACTTAGCTACCGCGAACCGCCGGAGCCACCCCGTATCACGGTGGTAGTCACCAGTGGGCTGGCGGCGGACCCTGGCGACGCCGGCACGACATCGCCGGAAGGTGTCGTCGGCGTGCGTGGCGGCAGCGGCTACATCCGCGGCGCGCCATGGCGTAACCCGCTGGCTGCGATGGAGGCTTACTGATGGCTACGCCCGCGGCCTTTTACGAGCTGCGCTGGCGCATTGCCGGCAGCGACGGCGCGTGGCTGACGAAGCGCGTGGAAGCCAACACCGACCATGTGCGTATTTCAGGGCTGACGCGAGGCGTGAGTTACGAAGGATTCGCCCGCGCCATTTCATCGTTCGGCGCAGCCTCAGATTGGGCGCCCATGGACTTCGTGGTGGAGGGCATCACCAACGAAGGTCCGCTGAACTTCCCGCCAGTCACCGTGGGCAACGTGTCGTCGCGCTGGGTGGAGGGAACGGAAGTCACGTTCACCGCCACCGACACCGAAGCCACCATCAACGTCACCGCCGGCGTGCTGCAGGTGGGCGACCAGCAGGTGAACTATGGCGCTAGCAGCGCCACGGTGACTGGCACTGCTGGTTCTTCGCGCGTGGTGTATCTGTACTACGACGATCCGCGCTTCCAGGGAGGCTCGCGCACCTTGGGCACCACCGACAGCAGCGTCGACTCCATGGCCGACTATGGCCGCATCTTCATCACCGGCATACGCATCACATTCGACACAGTAGGTGGTGGCGGCGTGGGTGGCGGTGGCGGCATCGGCGGCGGTGGTGGCGGCACCGGCTCTTCCCCCTTCGAGACCCTCGAACCATGACGTACATCAAGCGCGACGACATCAACCTGCCCACCGACGAAACCGTGGTGCAACTGGCAGGCCAACACCTGGTCGCGGTGCGCTGCGAGCGCAAGCGCGTGGCATCCGGGGTGGCCTACCATGCGCAGGCGCGGGCCATTGATGCGGGCGGCACCACGCTCAACGATGCACGCGGTCGTGCGATCGCCACCGAACTGAAGCACTCGGCACCGATGGATGTCGTGGATCGGCTGGGCGATGGCGCCATTTCGCGTGAATGCCTGCTGGCCGTTCTCGGAGAGCCGTTGACGCCGCGCGGAGAAGGCGAAGCGCTTCCGCTGATTGCCTGGTCCGCGTCGCTGTTGGCCAGCGTCAGCATTGCAGTCAGCCTGGCGGCCGCTGATGTCTCGGGCACGGCGGACGCGGGCAACCTGCTGTAGGCGGACGCGTTAACCCGCCCGGTAGACCCGCCGCGCGGGGGCGCGTGGAATGCGGCTATGACCGTGCCGCAACTCCCGCTGCCGATCCGCCAGGACATCGCCATCAAGCGCGTGATCCTGCCGGCGTTGAAACTGCTGCCGCCGGCGATGACCTCGCTGCCGGCCGTGCTGATGATCCTGTGCATCTTCCTGCAGGAATCGAACCTGGAACACCGCTGGCAGGTTGTGGACTTGAAGCGTCCCAACGCGAAGGGCCCGGCCCGTGGGCTGGGCCAGTTCGAGCGCGGCACGCAGGCCAGCCGCGGCGGGGTGTGGGGCATCATGCTGCACACGGCCAGCCGGTTCTGGCTGGCAAAGGTCTGCGAAGCGCTGGGCATCGCGTTCAAGGCCGACGACATCTGGCGGGGTATGGAAACCAGCGACGCGCTGGCCGTGTGTGCATCGCGCCTGCTGCTGTTCACCGATCCCAAGCCGCTGCCTGCCATAGGCGATGAAGAGGGCGCCTGGCGCTACTACCTGCGCAACTGGCGGCCCGGGGCGTACACCAACGGCAGCGCCGCCGCTCGCGCCGCGCTGCGTGCGAAGTGGGGACGCAACTATCGCATGGCGCTGTCCGCCGCACAGGCGCACTACGGATGAACCACCACGCCATCCCCGATGCGCTGATGACGTTGGCGCTGGCCATGACCGTGCCGCTGTGGCCCGGCATCGACGCCTTCAGCCGCTACCCGGTGCTGGGCATTCCGGTGGCGGCGCTGACCGCGGCCATGCTGGGGTCGGGTTTCAGCTATCTGAAGCGCAAAGGTCAGGACGTGGAGGCGGTGCCGCTTCGCCTGCTGGGGATCGCGGCCGATGCCTTCATTGGCGGATGGATCGCGGTGGCGCTGCAGCACATCCCGCAGTTGTCGCCCTACGGCATGACGTCCATCCCGGTGGAAGCGGTGGCCGGGCTGGCGGCGTTCCTGATGCAGGTGGTGCGCATCAAGGCGGCGGACTACTTCGAACGGACCTTCCAGGCGGGGCTGAATGCCTGGGTGGCGGTTTTCACCAGGGGGAAATCTCGGAATGAGGACACCCCATGATCTGGTTACTGCTGACCGTCAACGCACTGGTGTGCTTCGTTATCTTCTGGGTGTGCGGCACCTTCCTGCTGGTCGCTGACCGTCCCACGTGCGTGCGGAAGGCCGCGGCGCAGGTGGGGCTGTTGCTGGCCATGGTCGGCGCCTTCGCCACTGGCATGGCGCCGCTGGTGCAGCCGCACGTGCCGGGCTGGTGGTCGGTGCTGTTGCGGGTCGGCATTGCGATGATCGCGCTGGCGCAGTACGACAAGGCATTCGGCATTGCCGACCAGGCGCGAAGCCTGGCCATCACCGTCCAGACGGTGCCGCTGCGGCTGTCGCTGTGGTGGTCCGAACGGTTGGCCATCGCACACCGCGCCGCGCGGCTGAAGCGCTGATGTCGCTGCGCGATCACGTGGCGGTCTGGGGCGCGGCGGGCCAGTGGATCGCCGGCCTGGTGCTGGTGCTGGTGCTGTCGTGGGCGGCGCTGGCCGTATCGGTTGGCGTCAATGCCTGGCAATGGCGCAAGGCCGGCGCGGCGAAGGCGGAGTGCCGCACGCAGATGGAGCAGGCCGCCCGCCTCGCCATTGAGGCCGAGCAGAAACGCGCCACACAGGCTGAGGCGCAGGCCCGCGCGATCGCCACCGACACTCGAGCCGACACCGCGCGCAGCGCCGCGCAGACGCAGAGGAATACGTATGCACGGGAAACCGCACTGGCCGGCGTTGCTCTCGCTGGTGATTGCCGCATGCCTGCTGGTGGGATGCCAAGCATCCAGCCGGCCATCGACGAAGCCAACGCCGCCGCGGGTGACTGACTGCCTGGACGAACCGGCCGGCGAGTTCCCACCCGAGCCGGCTGACCCGGCGCCTGGTCAGCCCATCACCGATGCGGTGCTGTTGGCGTGGAAGCTGTGGGGTAACCGCGTGATGGGCGTGGCCACCACCGACCGCATCCGCTGGCGCGGCGAGCGGCGGTGCATCCGCAAGATGGAAGCCGCCGGGCAGATCCGCTAGGGCATGCGCTGGCAGTAGGTGCTGTCGCCGTCTACCAGCCAGACCTTCAGCGCGTTGCGCCACTCGGCGGTTCGCCGTTCGCGCCCCAGTGCATACCCGACCGTGACGGTGGTCGTGCTGCCCGTGTCGGCCGGGGCGAAGTCCACGGTGGAGAACAGGTGCCCCAGCGAGCCGTTGATGTTGATGCGTGGCGGCTGCCCCACCACGCCAGGCGCGGCTGCCAGGTTGTAGTTGCCGGTGCCGAAGCAGCGCACCAGCTGCGCCTGCACGGTCTTGAACGCGTCATCCACCGACAGGGCCGATGCCTGCGACGCGCGCGGCACGTCGGGGTTGTCGCGCAAGGTTTGCGGGTGCGGCGCGCACGCCGTCATTGTGGCGAGCAGCAACAGCGCGAGCAGGCAAGACTTCATGTTGACCCCCTTGGCTTGACCCCGACGAACTGTAACAGCCCCTCGCGCTGTTCGGCGCTCAGGCTTTCCAGCCAGGCGTGCAGTGCAGCCAGCGTGTCGTCGGCAATGTAGTGCTCGCGATGCTCGCGCAGGACCCCGGTACCGCCGCCGGTCCCTGCATCCAGTTCGGGCACTCCGCGGCCCGTAGCCAACCACTCGAACGCCACGCGGAAGTCGGTGGCCAGCGTGATCATGCGCTCGAGCTCGGGCAGCGCTAAACCCGCCAGCCATTTGCGGGCGGTTTCGCGGGTGACCGCATATCGGTTGGCGAGGGCACCCGTGCGGGCGCGGTCAGCGGGAAACCGGGCGCGGTCGAGCGCCTTGTGCAGGCGCCCGGCGAATTCCTGATAGGGCGCGGTTGGCATGGGACTCAACAGGAGGCCCGCCACTCCAATCAGGGGTTCGGCCACCGTGCGGGGGCGGGGGCCAGGCGGCCCCACGTTCAGACCGCAACCCATTGTTGCGCAGCACCAGCCGACGAATGGCAATTTTGAGTTGTTGACAAGCGCAATTTGCGGTTGTAGTTTTCGCAACTATGAATTGCATCCCGACCCAACCCCAGAACCCGGTCGACCTGTGGGTGGCGCTGTTCCCGACCGTAGGCGAAGCCGCCAATGCGGCCGGCGTGTCCACCGAAATGCTGCGCAAGATCCGCCGTCGTGGGTACGTTTCCACGCGGGATCGGGCCATCAAGATGGCGGAGGCGGCGGGCGGGGTAGTGACGGCCGCCGAACTGCTGGCGGTGCATCAGGCCGCGGGGGCGCACTGATGCGCGCCCTGGGCTACATCCGCGTGTCGACCGAAGAGCAGGCGGGGCAGGGGCACAGCCTGGCCCTGCAGCCCGACATGATCCGCCAGTGGTGCGGCCTGTTCGGCCACACCCTGGTCGACGTGGTGGAAGACCGGGGCATCAGCGCCGGCATCGCGCTGCACAAGCGCCCCGGGGGCCGTGAACTGCTTCGCCGCCTGCGCGCCGGTGAAGCCGACGTGGTGGTGGTCTACCGGCTCGACCGCCTGTTCCGAAACGCGCAGCACGGGCTCAACTTCGTACGCGACGAACTGGACCGCACGGGCGTGGCGCTGCAGTCCATCAGCGAAAAGGTGGACACCACCACGGCGGTGGGCAAGTTCGTGCTGACCATCCTGATGGGTGCCGCCGAATACGAACGCGACCTGGTCCGCGAGCGCACGCGCGCCACGCAGCAGTCGCTGCGCGAGCGGGGCAGGGTGTACGGCACCACGCCGTATGGCTGTGTGGCCATGGGCGGCACGTGGAGCGATGACGCCGGCCGCGTGGTGGGGCAGTCGCTGTTCCGCGACCCGGCCACCTGGCCGCACCGCGAACTGATCATGGACCTTCGCGGCCCACACGACGGTCCTGCGCAGATGAGCCTGGAAGCCATCGCCGACGAACTGTTCAAGCGCGGCATACGCGCGCCCAACGGCGGCAAGCGCTGGCAGAAAACGTCGGTGTCTCGGGTGATCAATTCGCATGGCGGGTTGAAACATATCCCGGCCATGCCGGTGGTTCACGAAGCTGCGGTTTCGGGGGGCGAGGCATGACCACGCGCCCGAGTCGCCACCCCAACCCGGCACGCCCTGCGTGGGTTTATCAAGGCACCGACGCGCTGAAGAACGCCGCACTGACGTGCTGCCAGATGTCCTACGCGCTTTCGCTGCGTCGTCAGTTGGCATCGCGCCTGATGCGCGACGCGTCGGACGTTTCCATCCACTTCACCCGGTCGCCTCTGGGTGCGGAGTTCGCGGGGATCTTCGACGCATGCCGTCGTGAAGTGGCCCGGATCGAACGCGCCGACCGGCGCCTAGCCCACGAGGTCCATTCATGAGTCGCGTTCTCACGTGCGTCTATTGCGGTCGCGAGTATCCGCAGGACACTCCCGCTCACGGTGACAAAATCCTTACCGACCACATCGCTGTTTGCGAAAAGCACCCGATGCGAAAGGTGGTGCGTGAACGCGACGTGCTGCGCGCCGCGCTGGCGGGGTTGGTCGGTGTAGACGACGGCGGCGAACTGATCGAAATGGCAGCAGCCATCAGCGCACTTCCGGCCAGCGCTGACGATAAGGAAGCGATGGTCGCTGGCGTCAAGGCACTGATGCTCACGTCTGCGCACGCAGAGTTGCGGAGCGCGGTGGCATGAGTCTAGACACCCCGCTGACGCTCGACGAAGCGCGCGAAGTCGCCCGCCTGCAGCACGAAATCACCGTGCTGCGCGAGGCCCGCGAAGTCGTCACCAATTCCGCCACGCCGGCCGTGATCTACGGCCGCATGGACGACCTGATCAACCGCCGCCAAGACGCGCTGCTGGGCATCTTCCAGCAGGCGCAGGGTGCGGTCCTTTCCGAAGTCAACCTGCGCGCATAACACAGAGGAGCATAGCCATGTCCGAAATCATCAAGGGCGCCACCTACACCGACAAAATTACCGGCTTCACGGGCGTGGCCATCGGCCACTGCGAATACCTGACCGGCTGCAATCAGACGCTGCTGCAGCCGAAGGGCGACGACCCGACGAAGAAAGCCGAGGGCCACTGGTTCGACGACCAGCGGTTGGAGTCGACCGACGCGCCCGTCATCACCCTGGACAACGGCGCCACGCCCGGCTGCGACATGCCGGCGCCGGTGATCTGAGGCCATCGCCATGGTCAAGCGCGCCACCCGTTCCCAAGTCATCGCCACGCTGGTCAACGCTGCCGTGCTGGAAAGCCGCACGCAGTGGAACGCCTATGCGGCCGAAGTGGTCCTGCACTACCACGACACCGTTGCCGTGGAGGACCGCGACGTGGAATTCCACGTGGCCACCACCGCCGACAACCACGAACGCGCCACGCGTCTGAACACGCAGACGGTGCGCCGCATCCTGTCGGGCGAAATCCGCATGTGCGTGGACATCGAGGAATCGCTGATCAATGCGCTGCCCGAACCGTACCGCGACCACGTGCTGGCGGAACTGCTGGGGCGCGATGGCCTGATCCTTGCCCGCAAGCCGCCCATGCCGCACGACGTAGTGGGTCAGGTTGGCGCGCCCGCCGAACTGATGCGGCGGGCGGCAGATGCTGTGCAGGCCATCGCGCCGATGCTGGCCGACAACAACGCCATCGGCCCGGAAGACCAGCACCACTTCGCCAAGGCCTTGGCCGAACTGCACGAAAGCATGGGCGCGCACCTGACCGCCGCCGCCATGATCACCGATGCCATGGGCAAGCTGCCCGGCGGCAAGCCGTCGCTGAAGGTGGTGGGCTGATGGCCGCGCTGACCGAAATCGTGGGGGTGATGGCGGCCAACGAAGAAATCACCGACGTGGTCGCGCTGATGGATTCGCACCCGCTGTGCCCTTCGTTCTTGTCGATCATGGAGCCCGGGGAAATGCCGTACGAAGGCGCGGCCCGCATCGGCATCCGCAATCCGGCGTGGGATCGGGAGAGCGGCCGAGACGTGCCGGAGTGGATCGACGGCGATCCGATCTACCCGGGCAGTCCGGAAGCGCGCCGGTTCTTTGGAAACTTCATCGGCCTGAGCCGTGTTTTCACGATCGACACCGACGATCAAATGCAGATCGCCAAGATGCGCGCGGCCATATCCGCGAACCTCGCCAAGTTCGGGGGTGCGAAGTGAGCACCTGGCAGCAGTGGTTCCCCGGTTCCGACCCGGACCGCCACGGCTGGTGGCGCCTGATCCGCTTCGAACAGGTCGACGGCGACGGCAAGCCGATGGGCAAGCCACAGGTGGCGCTGACGCCGGGCAACTACCCGCGCCAGTTCCCCAGCGAAGAGATCGCGCAGCGGGCGGCCAATGTCCTGAATCAGGAAGAGGCCGAGGACCGCGCCCATGCGTGACATGGAAGCCCGGAAGTTCGAAGGGTGCTGCCGCTACATCGGGTTCGACCCGGTGCCGAAGGGCAAGTCGCCCGACCTGGAGTTCGTTTCCGATGACGGCGCGCTGCGCGTGCCCGCCGTCATGCAGTCCACCCCGTTGGGCACGCGCCTGTATCGCCGCGGCTCGCTGGAAAAGCTGGTCGCGGCAGCACGGGCACGGCCCGTGAAAAAGGAAGCCCCCGGCGCTGGAACGCCGAGGGCTTCGGATGACCAAACCCGTCTAGGAGATTGACCGTGCACCAGTGCATCACAGGCGGCGCGACGCCGCAACCCCCGCAGTTTCCGAAGGTCAGCCATCGCTTGATGGTGCGCGTCAACATGCGGCGCGACGCGCAC